CCCCCGCCGATCCGCTGGCCCTGCTGGCCGCGCGCAACGAGTCCATCCGCGGCGAGTTCGCCCAGTTCCGCGAGATGCCCGGCGTGCGTGACCTGGAGGTCGCCTGCTTCGCCGATCCGCACCTCAGCCTGGACCAGGCGCGCCAGAAGCTGCTGGCCAAGCTCGGCGGCAACGGCGCACCGCTGAACGATCCGGCCATCGCCCGAGCGCATCGTGCAAGGCATTCTTGCCCGTGCCGGCGTGCTCCAGGGTGCTGATGCCGAGCGCGCCCGCCAGGGCAACCCGGCCGCGCATGCCACGCTGATCGACCTTGCCGAGCAGTCCCTGTTGCGTGTCGGCATCCAGGCCCGGCGCATGACCCGGGATGAGATCGCGCGCCAGGTGCTGGCCTCGCAGGGCACCAGCGACTTCCCGGTTCTGCTGGAGAACACGCTCCACAAGATCGTGCTGACGGGCTATCGCCTGAAGCCCTTCACCTGGAGTCGCTTCTGCGCCACCGGCACGATTACGGATTACCGCCCGCATCCGCGCTACCACCTGTCCAGCTTCTCGGACCTGCTGCCTGTCAACGAGGCAGGCGAGTACGAGAACGGCCTGCTCGGCGACGGCGCCAAGGAGACCATCCAGGGCAAGCGCAAGGGACGCATCCTGCAGATCACGCCGGAAGTGCTGGTCAACGATGACC